CATCACCCTGCACTTTGGAGTTTTACATATTACGTAGATGCAACACCAGATGATAGTCCATTAGTATTTCCAACAAGCGGAAATGCAATATATCCAAATTCAGGACTTATGGTTGTGTTTCCAGGTTGGGTAACTCATAGTGTTCCAGAGCAAAAGAACGAAAAAGAAAGAATCGTTGTTGCAGGCAATTTGACAATACATAGGCCACAAGCCACTTGACAAATAGAATAATAGAGTATATAATATACAGATAATCACAAATCAAGGAGAATATAATGAGTGATAGAACTTATGGACAGGACGAAAAGCTAAAGCTAGAACGTCTTGTTAATGAAGGTGCCCAAGTTATGCAAGAAGTAGAAGATCTTACTACAGGTTTAAAAGATACTGTAAAAGCTATTGCAGAAGAAATGGACATCAAACCAGCACTAATCAACAAGGCAATCAAAGTTGCACACAAAGGTGATTGGTCTAAAGTAGCCGATGCATTTGACGACTTAGAAACATTGGTCGTTACTGTAGGCAAGGACAAATAATTTGAACAAGGTAACCAGCTTTTTTAAAAACAGTTACACTTTAGATCCTATTGCGTTCTATTGTGAAATGGTAGAGGCATTCTTTTTAATCAGTGCTAGTGCAATATTAACGTTTACTGTACTAGATCCTGCTACAAAGATCTTTATTCCAATGTATTTTTTCGGAAGTATATTGGGTATTGTAAGTGCCGTAAGGCGTAAGGCCGCATTTGTTATTGTACTATGTTCATGGTTTACACTAATGAATGGTATAGCTTTGATAAAATTATTCGTGTTATAATGAAATATATGGTTGACATCGACGGTACAATCTGCTATACTGTTAACAGTAACTATGAAGAAAGTCGCCCGTATAAAGACCGCATAGAGCACTTAAACGGGCTATATGAAGCAGGTAATGAGATACATTATTATACTGCAAGAGGTAGTGTCTCAGGCGATGATTGGCAAGAGTTTACTGTAAGGCAATTAATGAATTGGGGTGTAAGAGCTACAACAATAAAAACAGGCAAAAAACAATACGACATTTGGATAGACGACAAGGCAATTAGTGATACAGAATATTTTAAACAACAGGGTATTAGCAGAAGTTAATACTAACAAGATGGTAACAGTTCGCCACAATGAACTATTTGGTATTTGTCAGCCCCAAGTGACATACATGGAGAAAAAATGAGTTATGTAGATGCACAATTTGATCGTGACCAGGATATTATCCGGGTTGTAGAACGTAAAGACGGTAAACGATCATTTACAGAATATCCCGTTAAATATACTTTCTATTATAAAGATGCTAGAGGCAAATACAAAAGTATCTATGGTGATCCTCTAAATAGAATCGTTGCAAGAAATACAAAACAGTTTCGTAAAGAACTTGCAATTAATCAAAACAAAGAATTATTCGAAAGCGATATCAATCCTATCTTCCAATGTTTAAGTGAACAGTACTTAAATGTTGATGCTCCCAAACTGAACGTTTGCTTTTTTGATATTGAGACAGACTTTGATCCAGAACGAGGCTTTGCTGATCCTAGTGATCCATTTATGCCTATTACTGCAATCACTGTACACTTACAATGGCTAGACACTCTAGTAACATTTGCTATGCCTCCAAAGGGTTTGAGCATGGAAGATGCAAAGAAAGAAGTAGAAGAATTTCCTAACACATATTTGTATGAAAAAGAAGGAGATATGTTAGAAGCATTTCTTGATATCATACAAGACGCAGACATACTAACTGGTTGGAACAGTGAAGGTTATGATATACCTTATACTGTAAACAGAGTAAAACGTGTATTAAGTAAAGATGATACAAGACGTTTTTGTTTATGGAAACAACTTCCTAAGAAACGTGAGTATGAGAAATATGGTAAGAAGGCTGAAACCTATGACCTAATAGGCAGAGTGCATTTAGATAGTTTAGAACTATATCGTAAATACACATATGAAGAAAGACACACTTACAGGCTTGACGCTATTGGCGAACTTGAGATCGGTGAAAACAAAACTGTTTACGAAGGTACACTCGATCAACTTTATAACAATGACTTCAAGACATTCATTGAGTACAACAGACAAGACGTTGCACTACTGGACAAGCTGGACAAAAAACTAAAGTTTATTGACCTTAGTAACGAACTAGCTCATGCAAATACTGTTTTGCTACAGACCACAATGGGTGCAGTAGCAGTTACAGAACAAGCAATTATTAATGAAGCACATCACAGAGGACTACAGGTTCCTAACAGACCTAAACGTGATGAAGAAAATACACAGGCGGCAGGAGCCTATGTAGCATTTCCTAAAAAAGGTTTACACAGATGGATAGGATCAATGGACTTAAACAGTCTGTATCCTAGTGTGATTCGTGCATTGAATATGGATCCAGCAACTATCATTGGACAACTGCGTCCTGAACTAACACAAGCATTTGTAGATGATCAAATGACATTACAAAAGAAGTCATTCGCAGGTGCATGGGAAGGCAAGTTTGGTTCAATAGAATACGAAGCAGTAATGGATCAGAAGAAAGACGTTAGTCTTAATGTTGACTTTGAAAATGGCGAATCCGTTATTATGAGTGGAGCAGAAGTTTACAAGCTGATATTTGATAGTAACAGACCTTGGATGCTAACTGCTAATGGAACAATTCTTACAAGTGAGTTTGATGGTGTTATACCCGGACTACTAAAACGTTGGTATTCAGAACGTAAAGATTTACAAGCGATGAAAGGGAAAGCCATCGATGCAGGTAATAAAACAGAAATTGCGTTTTGGGATAAACGTCAGCTCGTTAAAAAAATTAATCTTAACAGTTTATACGGTGCTATTCTTAATCCTGGTTGTAGGTTTTTTGATAAACGTATTGGTCAAAGTACCACACTTACTGGTCGTGCTATCGCAAGGCACATGAGTGCAGAAGTAAACAAAGTTATTACAGGAACATATGATCATATAGGAGACAGTATTATATATGGTGATACAGACTCTGTGTACTTTAGTGCATTTCCTATACTGAAGAAAGAGATTGACGCAGGACAAATACCTTGGACAAAAGATAGTGTTATTAAACTTTATGATCAAGTATGTGAAGAAGCAAACAAAACTTTTCCTAAGTTTATGTCAGATGCATTTCATTGTCCAAAGAGTAGGTCGGACGTTATTGCGGCAGGTAGAGAGATTGTTGCTGAAAGCGGATTGTATATTACTAAGAAACGTTATGCGGCTTTGATATATGATAACGAAGGACAACGTATGGACGTAGAAGGTAAAGATGGTAAGATAAAAGCTATGGGCTTAGATCTTAAACGTTCTGATACTCCTGTGTTTATGCAAGACTTTCTAAGTGAATTGTTAAGAATGGTGTTAAAAGAAACTCCTGAAAAAGAAATATTAGATCGCATTACAGAATTTAGAACTGAATTTAAACTACGTCCTGGTTATGAAAAAGGATCACCTAAACGTGCAAACAGAATAGGAGACTATCAACGTAAAGAAGCAAAAGAAGGCAAATCAACTATGCCTGGACACGTTAGAGCAAGTATTAATTGGAACACACTTAAACGTATGAACAATGACAAGTATTCGCAAGAGATTGTTGATGGTATGAAAGTTATTGTTTGTAAACTAAAACAAAATCCTTTGGGCTTTACAAGTGTTGCTTATCCAACAGATGAATTACGTATTCCGGATTGGTTCAAAGAATTACCATTTGATGGTGATGCTATGGAGTCAACTATTATAGATAACAAATTAGATAATTTGATTGGTGTGCTTAATTATGATATTGCAAGTACACTACAAAGGAATACATTTAATAACCTGTTTGACTTTGGAGGTGGAGATGAAAAATAAAAGAAATAAACTTGAAAGAAAGCTAGACGAGTATAATCACATAATGGAACTTGTAAGAACTATTGTGCCGATTGTAGTATTAGCAGTTCAAGTAGTCATCTTGATGAAGGTACTTTAATATGGCCATACATGGAATGATAGATTTAGAAACACTAGGCGTTGAGCCAGATAGTGTTATTATCACTGTAGGTGCAATTAAGTTTGATCCTTATACTGATGTTGAGCCACATAGTGGATTATACCTACGTTGTGATATAGAAGAACAATCAGAACAACTAGGTAGAACTATAGATGACAATACAATGGAGTGGTGGACTAAACAACCACAGAACATTCAAGACGAAGCATTTGGTGAACATGAAGACCGTGTTAATATGGATCAACTTACAAAGGCTCTGAATAAGTTCTGTGTAGGTGTTGATCAGTTATGGTGTCAAGGACCATTGTTTGATTATGCTATATTACAAAATTTATATAAGAATGTTAAAAAACCTTGTCCGTGGAACTTCTGGCAGATTAGAGATAGTAGAACTGTGTTTAGTATGATGCCAAGTGATCCTCGTAAAGCTATACAAGAAGAAATGCACAATGCTTTAGCAGACTGTTACTACCAAGCAAAATGTATACAGTCTACATTTAAACACTTTGGAGTTAAGAAGTGAAAATATTACTAACAGGACATAAAGGATTTGTAGGAGAGGAGTTACTTAAAAAACTCACTGCACATCAAGTTGTTACTATTGACAAACAAGATGGTGTCGATCTGCTCACTTGTGATCTTCCTGATGTAGATTTAGTAATTCATTTAGCTGGTGCTAGTGGAATAGGATATAGTTTAGAAAATCCTAAACACTATTGGGACAATAACGTAATGGTAACAAAAAGAATATTCGATCGTTACAAGTCAATTAGAGTTATGTATGCAAGTTCAAGTACTGCAAAGGAACCTGTTAGAAACCCGTATGCAATGACTAAACACACTATGGAACGTATGGCGCCACAAACAAGTTTAGGACTGCGTTTTTGCACTATATATAATGACAGTCAGAAAAGGCCTAATATGTTATTTCCTAGGTTGTTCAGAAACGAACTAAAATATATTCATACAAACCATCAAAGAGATTTTATTCACATAGACGATATTACAGATGCTATCTGTTTCTTAATGAACAGACCAGTTACTGGAGTATTGGATATTGGAACAGGTGTAAGTACACCATTAAAAAAGATTACTGATTATTTCGATCTAGAAGTTGAAGAACGAATTGGTGATGATACTGAAAGGTTATGCAATAAAGCTGACGTTTCAAAACTAAAGGAATTAGGTTGGTCAAGTAAAATTGAGCTATTTGATTGCCTAAATAAACAAAAGGACTTGACTTTATGATTATAGTCATGTACAATATAAACTCAATGGGAGAAAAGTAAATGAAAGATATCTTACAAGACGTAGTTGCTCATACACATTCTTTAGGTTTTTTGAATCTAGTGAAGGTTACAGGAGATGATGCAAATACACAAATCGAAAGTATGGCAGAAGACAGAAGTGTTATTCTAACTGCTGATACTAAAAATCCTGTAGCAGAATTTAATGCAACCTTTGGTATGCCTAACTTAGATAAGTTAGCACTACACTTAAAGAATCCAGAGTATCAAAAGAATGCAAAGTTATCTGTAGAGAAAGCAACTAGAAATGGTGCTGAAGTTCCTACACATATCCACTTTGAAAACGAAGCTGGTGACTTTCAAAATGATTACAGATTTATGAATCAAGAGATCATTAATGAAAAACTTAAGAGTGTTAAGTTTAAAGGTGCTAGTTGGGATATTACTATTGAACCTACAATGGCAAGTATTACTAGAATGAAGTTGCAGAGTGCGGCACATACTGAAGAAACAGTATTTACAGTAAAGACTGAAAACAATAATTTAGTATTTTACTTTGGTGATCATAGCACACACGCAGGATCATTTGATTTTGTAAAAGGTATTACAGGCGAGTTGAAACACGCATGGAGTTGGCCGGTGGCACAGGTACAAAGTATCTTAGGACTAGATGGTAAACTTTCATTGAGCATAAGTGATCAAGGTGCTATGCAAATTACTGTAGATAGTGGTTTAGCAACGTATAACTATATCCTTCCAGCTCAATCTAAATAAGGGGAAGTTCATGAACACTGATCTTACAAAAGAACAAAAAGACTACGCAATATTCCTGCCAGCGATCAGTGGCTTCTATGCAACCTTTATAGGTAAACAAAGACGTGAGGAATATGTACAGCGAAGTCGTATTCCTAAAAACTTTCCTGTAGAAATTGAAAGTATGAACTGGCTTGAACCTAAAGCTGGTATGTTTAACTATCACTGGAGTCTATACTCGGCAGGACACGCCGAACT